CGCCTAATTATTTTGACCAAATATCTTTTTTAGTCTGGTCAAACCTTCGGCGGTGTTTTCCTGATCCAGTAATTCTATTATATCAGATGATTGCCTCTCTAATCCACTAAGTATGTTTTGGCGATCTGCCTTTTCCATAAACGGGTATGAAGCCGCCTCGATTTGTTTAAATTGTTCGATAGCGTCTATTTGTAGTGACTGGTTTAAAAGAGAATAAAATATTATTGCGTATTCGTTCAGTACCAAATCAAAAGTGTAGGCTGGGTATTTTCTAAGAAAATAGGCGATTATCTTTATAAATCGGGTTGGAGTGTTTTTTTTTCCACAGGAGAAATGCCAGCAGCCTTAGCAGCTTTTAATTCTTTTGGAGCCGCCAAACCCATTATGAAATCAATAAGCCTTTCGGCTTGTTGAAAAGATATGTCTACATTATCCTTTTTTATATCTGGGATTATTTTTTCTACTACATTGTGGAAAATCTCTAAGGCCTCTAAAGCAGAAGCACCGCCATCCTCTTTTTTCTTACTACTCTGAAAGAGTTTGTATATCCTAGACAACTCGATAATTGTCTTTAACTTTGGTGGTTCTACTATATAAGTAATACCGCCAAGAGTTACCTCACCCTTTTCAGGAATAATAGAATCAAGATCAAGCTGTGCGTCTGCCATAAAGTCTTACTAACTTACGTTCGTGAGACCAATGTGGCCCAATCTGCGGCCATCATCATAGGTTTCGTCAATTAGTGCTTCAAATGTTACTTTAAAGACCCTTTGCTCGTCAACCTTAAAACTCAATTCGACCGCTTCAATAGGTACAGCCCTGTAGATAGTAATATCGTCAGTTAGATCGCTGTCAGCCTTTGCTGTTGGGTGCAAAACAAGCACTGCTGAATTGTTAGTCCTAAGACTCCAACCAGCCGATCTACCAATATTTAATCTATCACCAGCAGCACCGGTATCTGTATCGGAAGCTGCTATAGCCTCCTCAAGATTTCCGACACTAGGCTCGGCTAAAGTTACTTCTACAAGTAACCTTTCACCTGTGAGTACCTTATCGACAGGAGTTGAGCCGTATTTGTCCACCGTAAGTTCTGCAAACTCTGGTTCATACTTGAACATTACACCCTCTTTAGTATTTCCCAGATTAACGGCGTTATAGATGACTCTACAAACACCGATTCGCAGGTTGTCTAAACTAGGTGAAGCTGCCATAAATCAACCTCCAATTTAAGATACTAAATCAAGGTTGCGATAGGTCAACTCGAAAGTCGCTTTTAATAATTTGCGATTTTCTAAATCACGGTCAAAATCATCTATCTTTCCAAGAGCCTTACAATTATATATCTGGTAATTCGGCAGATATAATGGCCCCATTCTGTGAAGAAGGGTAAATACAGTTTCAAGTTTAGTATAACCATCCGCCGTATTTCTATATCTGCACCAAACATCTATAGTTTGGTATTCTACACCAGTATATTTATCTGGCTCTCCACTTGGTACTGACAACAACATTATAGCATTTTCTATTTCTTTTGGAAACTCACCTATAAACAGGTTAGTACCAACTGTGCCTACACCCTGATCTTCAAGCCAAGCAGTAAACTCGTTAATCAACATAGGTTATATCCTTATAGTTTCGAAAGCCTTTCTAAAATAGTTGTCGCTTTTTCTAATTACTTTTTCGGCCGAGTCTCTTAAATATCTTGACTTCTTACCTTTTTTGAATCCGTGTGGTGGGGTTTCAAATTCCCAACGTCTTGCATAAGGTGCGTCGGAAGGCGGGGCCTCACCATATCTTATTTCGTAATTTAAAAGTCCAAGTCTTTGCGGCATCCTTGCACCAGTATTTCGTAGCGTACCCTTATCGTGGGGAACTTGATCGGCACTTAACCGGCGAATATCAACACCCATAAGCAGAAGCGTCTTATCCAAAGCTAAAACATTTTTTGCTTTAAATTCTTTTGATTTGTCAATAATTATTACGCCCATATTAAGATACTACATTAAATTTACTTAAAAAACATTTCAAAAAGTGAATCGGGCCGCTACTAAAATCCCTAGCCTTGATTATCTTTTCTATTCGAAAATAAGTATCGTCAGCAAATATTACGTTTCCCTTCACGACAGTTGGGGTAACACCATCGCTACGGAAAGGATTAAACCAAGCCATAGCCTCTGAGTCGACCTCCTCCATATTGCTGCGGTTACTTTTAATATCGGTTATATACCTAAACTTACCTGTCAGTACCAAATTGGTTGTTGGGTCGTCCGACACTACATCACCGTACTCGTTGGTTTCTACCGAAACCAGTATAATTGTTTGATTCATTTCCGGTTTCATATTAAACTAAGACTTTTTTATAACTTGAAAGCAAACTTTGTATCTGGGGGTTTTCGGTCAATATATTTGTGTAGACCTCACTGTAGCCTTCTATAGACCTAGATTTTAAATTTTGTGCATAGGAATCAATTAAGTTGGCGACAATCATAGTGGCTGCCATTTGGATAGCTTCGGGAATACTGGTAAAACCTAAATTGCCGACCACCTTTATATTCTTAATACCTTTTGACCAAGTACCCCCACGCAAAACAATACTGTTTTTATAGTCTGCGTTTAAAGGATAAAGCTCGTACTCTTCGTTTTCTTCCAAAGTTACCGTGACAACACTATCCTCATCAATATAAGCGATAGATGTAACCGAGCTGAAGTCATTTATAAAAAGTTCCCTTTTGCCATTACCGTCATAGTATCTGGTGGCAGCCGTTGTATTTTCAAAAGTACGTCCGCAAATCGTATCTACTAGGTGGTCAACAGCAGGGATAGCGGTAACGATCATACCTACTTCGTGGGAATTTAAATCTCTTTCAAGGTAGTCTTCTATTTGGGCCTCTGTGGTGTACGGCACTATACCTCCCTTCCACTACAGTGGACACAAATAATCTTGCTGCAATTACTGAAAAATGGCGGTAACTGGTAAGGGTGGCAAGTACAACCGCACTTCAAAGGCTGCGGGTCTTCTATTTCTTTTGTTTCTTTCGGTTCTAGTATAGCTTCGTTCTTTGCGTTTTTTATCATAGCTTATATCCTTAACCCTGCCTCCTGCACGGGAGGCAGAATAAGGTTATAAACCTTAGCTAACTGTTCCAGTACCTATAAGACAAAATGCCTCAGGGAACTGTACTAAGTTGTTTGCCCTCATTACGGCACGAAGCCCTGTCATATCCTGTCTGGCAAGGTTTACAGTATTACCATCTGAGTCGGCTATAGTAGCCTCTTTCAAGGTGGTTAGCTGTAGTCCAGCCTTCTGGATTAACACGCTGTACTTCAAGTTACCGAATATTATATAAGGCTCGTTTGCGTCCCCAACGTGAGCTATATCGGGTAGAACCTCGACTAACTCATAAGGGAAACCCCAAATAGTGCCATTAACAACACCGTTAGTACCTGGCTGCCAAATATAATTATCTGTCGTGTCTTTGATCCTCTGTATTATCCCAAGAATCGTCCTGTGAAGATAGAATTTACCCCCCTGCATAGACTGTGTAGGAACCGAATAAACCGCTAGGTTCAAATCGTCAAAGTCTATCAAGTCAATAGTAGCACCAACAGCAACGGCGGCAGTTCCAGCAGCAACTGATATACCGCTTGTAGCGTCAGTAAATACTAAAGTATCTTTGATTCTTGCAGATTCACGGGCGAAATCGGTTGAAAGCTCGTTGAAAATAGCAACGGCTGCATCCTCATTCAACTCGTCGGTTACAGCAGCTATACCTGCGAACTTACGCAGAACCACTGTGTCCTGACCAAAGGTCATTTTAGTACCGGTTTTAGCACCAGCTTCGCTAGTCTCATACATAGTTACGCCAGAGTCTTTTTTGTTGATCTTCAAAGAATCTGACCTAACCGTAATTACTCTAGCATCCCTCTGAGCTACCCCGTACTGCTCCTCAAGTCTTGCGACTTCGGCAATAAAGTCGGGATCGGGTACTAGGAAACCACCGTCAGCATTGGTAGTTTCGTTCTGATAACCAGCCTTAGTTATTGCGTATTTGTTATGCTGACGCAAAGTTTCAAAGTCGTTTTGCATCATGGCCCTAAGACCCTTAACAAAACGGACTTCTTTAGACATGGTTTCCAACTCGTCTTTGACATCAGCAGAAGGTGTACTACCACCAATACCTTTGTCAACGACTTTTTCTAAGGACTGGATTGCTTTCGCAACCTCATCCTGTACTGTTTTTGAGACGGCTTCCTCAATAGTAGAATTAAGCTCTTTCATAACAGAAGGTGAAATCTCTATTTCTTCCTCTGTTTCTTCTGCTTTAGTTTCTACTTTTTCAGAAGGCTCGTCTTTTTTATCTTTGTCGTCCATTTTTAAGACCTCCATTTGCTAGTTGTCAGTACCAGCAGATAGATTCTTTTTTAATGCTGCTATGACAAGCTCGACCTGCTTGTCAACTATTTGTGCGTTCTTCTTGGCCGTGACGACCAACCTTCGCTTCCTAACCGTACCAACTCCCTTATCGGTGACTATGGAACTAATCGTAGTTCCTAAAGCCGATACCTGCTCGGTTAGAGCAGAAATTTGAGATGATAGGTTTTCATATTCGGATTTTTCCTCTGACTGTATCTCATCAAAACTCTTAAACTCTGGTGCCTCCTCGTCAAATTGTTTATAGTGTTTGGCCAAGTGGTTATATACTCCTTTTCTATCCTCATCCGGTATATCAACCCCACCTCTGGCTCCCATTAAGGCCCCCATAGCTGCTTTTACACCGTTCCAGACTACAGCGTGTTCTCCTACTGCTAAGTGGTGGGGCAGTTTATAACTGGACTTAATGTCTGGGTTTTCGCTGTCAAACCAAGCAGAAATAGCCTTGATCTTTTGAATGTCGTCTCCACATTCCCGAATTTGCATTGGGCCATCCCATATCAAAGCCTTGTCGGCTTTTGGGGTTTCTTTAAAACCGATAACACCTTTATCTTCAGCAAAGTTTTCCAGAAGGTTTGTCTCAATCCCCTTACTCTTAGCAGTAATTAAGGCCTCACTATTGGCCGGAACTGGTACGATTGAAAATTCAAGCATCTCACTTTTAGTCCATGTGTTTGTTTCTTCATCCCATTCTATCCCCATAAAACCGACTGACAGGCCTTTTACAAAATCACCAAGAATCATGTCATAGACCTGACGTGCCAAAGGCGAAATATCAACAGCAAGTTTGAATTGGGCAATTAACTGATCCGCCCTTTTTCTTAAACTCAAAGTTTTACCGATTGGTAGGGAAAAGTAATCGTGGCCATAAAGGACAACACCGCTAGTTTCCATGTAGGTTTTAATATCCAATCCTTTTAGGTCTAGCTTTTCTCCTTGTCTATCTACACTGGAAGTAGCAATAATCCCTTCCACTACACCTTCTTCGAGGGACTTGGCCTTTATGATTGAAAGAATTATCTGTTTTTTATTCATAGATACGAAAAAAGTCCCAGTGATAACTTGATTTCACTCAAGATCAACTAGGACTCTGGACTCACGGTCTCTGGTCTCAAATATTTACTTTGTCTTTATTATATTTACTTCTAGGTTGTATGTCAAGGGAAAGCTCATGCTGTTGTATGTCAAGGGAAAGCTCATGCTTTTGACTTATTATGTATATGTTGTTTGTAGTTCCGCACCGGTGACACCTGATTTTTCCCATAGCCATAATAGCTACCATTAAAAGGCCGTAGCATGGCTCGCCACTTTTTCTTATACCTACGCAACGAATATCAACATAGTTTGGTTCTATTTCCATAATTACCCAAAAATATATCCAAAAACCCTCTGTACCGCAGCTACTACTCCCATTCCATAATAGAGTAATCCCTTATGAAGAAAGTTGTTTGATTGTGTTGTTCCGTAGCTTCTTAAAAATCTCGCCATATTTTTTAATAGGTTGAAGCTCTATTCACTGCCTGATTCAATTCTTTAGGTTTACCAATTGGCACTGGTGGCGGATCATTGTTACTTGCTACTACCTCTACCGCTATAGCGGCGCATTGTACCCCCGCACCAGCAGAGTCAGGTTTAGTAAGACCTGCTTGCAGGGAATCTATCGCCCCCTGTGTCCAAGCTACTCCACCTGGAGCCAACTCAAATGTTTTATTACGATTTACGTAAGTTGTGAAGTCTAAATTGTTATTCGCTTTATCAATTAAATTAGAAGTATTCCGAATACGCACTGAGGAGTTTACAGTTTTGCTAGCAACATTAGTTTTTATATAGGTATAAACTTTAACACCGTCAATACTCCCTGTTGGGGTAACCGTTGATAAATTAGAAGTGTGGGCTTTTATATCTCCAGCACAAGCAATATTATGAACTGTATCTGGAGTCCCGCCACTTACAAAATCATCCCAATTAGAAAAATCAGCCAGCCCATCAGCGCAATCTGCATCCGTTCCCCAAGCATCGTTCGTGCCTTCTGAGGTAGGATCAATCTGACCAATCCAGATATTAGTTCCAGGGCGATCTGAAGTAACACCACCATATAAACCTACTCGGTTCCATTTCACCGTTACCCCTGCTTTTCCCATCCCTTCTAAAGTTAAAACATTGTATTTGGGGTAGGCAGTAACAGCTACGGTTAATTCCAACGTCCCATTGACCCAAAGCAGCATCTGACTATGGTTTATTTCCCAACGAATCGCATAAGTTGTACTGGTGTTAAACTTTGTTGTTGTCGTCCCCGTTTCCCCTCCTGCCGTTTCCGTCATTGCAAGTTTATACGTACCGTCAGATTGTCCAACAGCCTGAATATGCAAAGCCCCTACTTCATTTGGTAATCTCGTCTTAAACCACATGACAGGAAAAGTATCGCCTGTCGTAATCGTCCCTTCAATTCTATATCCTCGTATACATAACCAATAAACCTGATAGTTGGATATAATTTCGTTAAATTGTCCAATACTTTGTGCCTGAGTAGGATTGATACATTGTATCCAATAGGTTCCTTGAGGGGGAGCAGGAGATGAGGTTAAAGAGTAGGCAAGTCCTGTATTTGGGCTATCAGAATAAACTTTATAAAAGTTCATCTCTGGCCCGAAGCAGTTGATTAAGGAGCGAGCCATTGTTTAGTTGCCTCCGCATCAACAATAATATCATCCATCCTAGGGCCTTCAATCTTCCAGCTTAAACCCAAAACATATAAAACTGGACTAGTAGTAGTTGTATTGGGAAAGAATTTCTTCCAATCATCACAAAACTGTTTAGCAGCAGTTAGATTAGTAAAGTCTTTAAGACACCCCCGACCAGTGGTAAAAACTGCGTAGACTTTCCAAGCAGCACATTGAGGGTGTCTTTTTACAACTGCTTTGAAACAAGCTAAAGCAGTGAGCATCAGTATCTTCTTATCCTCACTTGCAGGTAGAAGCCAAACTATATTGATTGATTGGGTTTCTTTATTGACTGAAACTCTACCAACAATGCCTCTAACATCATCAACAAAGACTATTTCTTCTGGAGCTCTTAGGATTGCGGGTATATCTGGGTTAAGGGGAGGGTTTTCAAGTTCAGCTAAACGCTGATTTATTAAATCGGAATCTTTTAGTGTTGCTAGTCTTATCATAGGTCATCTAGTCTCTCCACAATTGCATTTAAAAAGACGTTTAATCCATAGATACGGATAAACCAAAGACAAAGATAGAATATATTTTATATTACGCAGCATATTTATACCTCTAATACCCATCTTATTAAGGCTTTTTTACTTATTTTTTCTTTAGTTTTCATAGAATGTTTTTTGCCCCACATAGGATTATTTCTTCCATTATGGTCTGCTGTTCTTCCTTTACTGATTCTATCAAAATTATTATCTGATCTCGTTCCCAGAAACAAATGTTTCGGATTGATACATGATGGATTATCGCATTTATGGCAAATGCATAAACCTACTGGTACTTCTCCAAAATGTAATTCCCAAGATAACCTATGTGCCTTATACCATTTAATAGGTTGTCTTGATTTATATAATATTCCATATCCTTGTGATTCTTTTGCCCCTTGCCATTCCCAACATTCATCTTCTTTACCTTTTTTTACTTTAGCCCAAAAGCGTTCTTCTAAGATAGTAAAAACTCGTCCTTTTCTTTTACTTGGCCTATCCTTAGCTGCTTTATCACTACATTTATAAGAACAAAATCTTCTACTTTCCCAATATTCTTTTGTAACTCTATACTTAGGCGAAAACTGTTGTTTACAAATTTCGCATATCTTTGGTTCTATTAATCTTCCTAGCCCTTTATTATAAGGAACATTACCTTTTGCATATGTCATGTGAGCATTATATCATAGTTCACATGATATAACAATAACCCTAAACTTCCACCACTACGAAACAATAGGCATTGACCGCCGCACCTGCAGTTACCCTAACACGCAAAGAAGTGGAGACATTAACAATCGGTTCCCTACCTAGAGGGAATTGCTTTAAGTATTGATTGGTCGGTGCTACCAGTTGAGCATCAAACATTCTTGATGCACTAATTGACCCTTCTCCTGTTGCCGTATAACCTGTTCCAGTAGTTGTGAGTATAAAATTAGAAGTAGTAGGATCAACCGCATTCGGATCAAGTTTAACAATACCCGATGCTACGTGAGCGGTTACCGTAGCAAAGACAGTTCCTGTTTCAAGAAGTTCGCATTTAATTGGAGTTGCGGCGGCACTGCCGTCAAAAGATATTCCCCATTCCACAATCTTCCCGAAATTCTGAGTTCCAAGTTTGATTTGAAGCAGTGTTTTAATAACGGTTCCCGTAGTTACAGGTACTTGAGCTGCTGTTGTAGGGCTAGGGCCATTATAAACTACATAAAGTTGTGCCATAAATTATCCTTTCTTTAATTATACACCATACTAATTTTTAATTAAGGTATAAATTCCAATAAAAACCAAAGTTCCAATCTCACTGTTTATTGGGTTTTGAGTTACATTGATTATTTCCCAACCATCTTTTAATAATTCGGTTGCCTCGTCAATATTGGTTGTAGTTGCGATCAATTCGGTTTTCTGACCACTAAATTTCTTAATTATTTTTTCCATATTAAGTTTTAGTTACCTTCAAACTTAAAGTAACCCTAGTTACTGTACTCGCACTGTCAACAATATATTCTAATATATCGCCAGCAGTGATAGCTGTTGTCCAACCAGTCAAAGTTGCGTCCTGGTACTTCTGAGCGGCTGATAGAGTAGGTTTCGCTGATGCACATATACTAGAAGTTGTAGGAAATCCAGAATAAGTTGACTTCTTAATATCAATAATTATTGAACCAGAAATGTCTGCCAATAATGTATTTCTATTAATAGTACAGTCAAAAGGAATCTCAATATGGCCTTTATTACCAGTTGTTATAACCGAACCGCCCCCATCAATAACAAAAGCTATATCAGCAAGGTTGTCTACAATATCTCCGACATCAACGATTCCACTGAAAACTGCTCCTTTTGTAATTTGTGCAACAACTTTTGGCGTAAATCCTCCTTAAATAGTTACTAACATTGTAGTTGGATCATCAAACCCCGGGTTTTTACTAACATATACATAATAATTCTCCTGATAACCTTCTGGGTTAGTAATAGCTAGTTCCGTACCCGGTCCGTGATCTATCCAAAAATCAGATAAAGACTCAAACCCATTAATTACTATCGATGTCAAGGCCCCAAGCCTGGCAGGATAAGCAACATATACATACTCACCGGCCGTAGCATTGACTATCATTGATCTGCTTGTCATTGAGTTGCTACCAACTTTACCTGGCTGAGTAGCAGTATTGTTTTCAACATTAGCTTCGGTATAAACCGCTGCTCCATCAGCCCCAGAATCTATATTAACTTCTCCCCAATAAATATAGTTGATGGGAGTAGAGGTAGTTAAGAGTTTGAAATCATTGGTGCCATTAGTTAGATCGGTAAGTCTTGACGTGATGGCAGCAAAAGCCTCAGTAAAACCTGCTGAATTACTAACTGTCGTCAGTCCTGATGTTTGAATAGTTGGAGCAAGGGTAGTGGCAGTTGAATTAAAAGAACAAGTTACATATCCAAATCCACTGTCACGCTGGACTTGGGCTACATCAGATAATCTATCTGCATAGGAAAATGTTAAGTACTGGCTTGCACCTGTTGCGATATTTGAAACAGTTTGCGATCGTGATTCACTTGGCCCAGCTACTTCAGTTAAAGCCTCAATATTAGCCTCGGTTTGGGCTCCAATCCCATTAGCGTTGGTTCCATACCGCATTGTATTATTAAACTGGACTGTCTCAGTATCGGTTGTACCATCAGCACTTTGGGATAAGGTAAAGGTGATTGTTCCTCCGGCAGAAGAAGGGTAGTTGACTGCTTCGGTATTGGTTTCCGGTCCAGTAGTGGGTGTCATGGCTAGATTGCCCGCCCAAGCTACGGAAGAACCACTCATTGCTACTTCTGCCGTCATACCACCTGGCTCATTATTGTATGTAGCCGTGAAAGTTATAGCCCCGATTGCTTGCCAAACTCCCGAACCTATTAACTGGTCAATATCAGAAATACCATCTGAAAATGTGGCTATACTAAAAGAAAAATCGTAATTATAAACAGCGGGAACCCATTTACTTTGAGAAGCATTCCATTTTAAAACTTCATTATTTGTAGGTGGGTCGGTAGTAGTATCGACATCTGATAAAGCATCAACACTATCAACTTCCAATAATATTTTTTTAAATCCTGCCATGTTTTTCCCTTTTTACACCAGCCTTTTGTTGCCAACTGTTAACTTGTAGAATCAGATCGATCCTAATGACCTCAAGAGTTAAAATAATATCAGCTACACTAAGACTCTTATTTAGATACCTAACTACCAAACCAGCCAAGTGATTATGGAATTGTTTTCTATCAACTTTAGGCTTGGTAGATATATGGGTGGCTGTCGTCCGAGTCATAATACAAAGTTCCTGGTGTTGTACCTGTTCCGCTAGTCTTGGCAGTCAAGATAATTTGACTAAATTCAATATTAGTTGCCGTTTCGTCTATCTCACTTGCTGCAACAGCATTTGATCCAATAGCAGCAGCGTCAACCACACCAGCAGCAAATTTATTAGCGTTATCTATAAACCCTGTTGCTGTATCGTGAACATGGTCGTCTCTAGCCGCCGTAGTACCTATTCCAACTGCTGCCGTAGTGCTGACATCGGCTGGGGCTGTACTTGCCAAAGTAACCTCGGCCGTAGAACCCCTAGAAACTTCTATCCATGCACCGGATGTATCTAGCCCAACATCATAAAGAAGTACCAAAGTATCATCAATATCATCTAACGTAGCATTGCTGTTACCATTAAGTAATATATTGTTACCACTTGCTGCTGCCTGATTATGTCTAACAGTTATAGTGGCTGTGTCTGTTGATGGCCTCAATATCAAAAGTTGACCATCAACCCCACCAACTAAAGAATCTAAGTTATCATCAACACCACCTTCGCCTGCTATTGAATGGTAAGTATCAGTTACCGTAACTGAACCAGTAGCAACGGTCAATAGGTTGCCTGCTCCAAACCTCAAATCACGAATTGTGGCACTTTTACCTGAGGTATTAACTACTAAATCGCCAGCTAAAGTTAATACTGCAACCGCTTCTACCTCTGTTTCAGCGTCACCAGCAAGAAGAATCTTTGCGAATCCTGCCATTATTTATCACCCCTTTCGATTTCTTCGGTCAGTTCTAATAGTAATTGTTGTCTCTTGTCATTCAAGTTTTTCTGTAATGTCTCTATCTGCTGCTTGGTCACTAAAATATCCTTCACCGTAAGTTTATCTACCGTATGCTTAATTATAACATCAACCAAGTATTCTTCCAAAGATTTATAGTGTTCGCTTTCGGCAATTTTTTTTAATTGATCTTCGGTTGTTTTAGTCAACTTTATTCTAGCCATCTTTTACCTTTCTTTGTATTTTTAACTTCTTTTTCACTATCAATATCAACCAATACATTGTCTTCTTCCGCCGGATACTTGTTCCATGCTCTGCATTCTTGATTATGGCAAACCCAAGATTTATTTCCAGTTATTTCCTGTTCGGTCTGACAATTTGAACAAGTCAAAATCATATTTGTCACCCCCTATCAAGATACAATGAATCATCTGTAGTTAAATACACTAACCTCCCTTTGTTACCAGCACTAGGCAACAAGGCCGTATTCTCTATTCTAAAATTTAATATTTGGTTTAAACTCATATCCAAAGGCCCAGACATTGTATCCCCAGCCTTTAAAACGAAATCGCCTGACACAGAACTGTCTTCTTCTCTAATCTTGCCTAATATTGGATCAAACTTGGCGTCACCCTCAGACATAAGTTAAGCTCTCCCTATTATCATAAATATTAATAGCATTAGCACTACCATTGGCCCAAGTGATAACTGTCCCTACAGTTTTGTCCACCTTTCTTATTCGCCAAACTGCGGCAGAGGTTAACGACCCTGGTTTGGCTTCACCAACATATTTTATATTACTGTTCCCGCTATCAGTTTGGACTCTAACTGCATAAACGGTTCGATCTACACCACCACTACCTAATATAGAAAGGCTGGCATTGTAAAAATTACGTCTATCTTTATCTACCAAGACTACTGGAATGGCTTTATTTGCCGTAGTAGGCCAGTTTATATCTATCTTATCAGGAAGGATGATTTCATTGACCTGTTTTTTAGATATTAACTTTTCTAACAAATCCCTAATTTCTTTTAGATGGTTAAGGTTAATTTTAAAGTTTGGTCTGATCTTTATATTCTCTGGGTCTTTTAGAGATACTTCGTTTACTCTGTTTTCCTTCAATTCCTCGCCAATTTCCACAATCAATTTCTCTATTACTTCTTTTAATTCCTTCAGGTCGATTTTTAAAGGCTGGGAGTTATTTATCGTAACGTCATTGGGGATCTCTACCTTTATACCTTTAACGGCACTTACTAAGCTATCACCAGCGTCTTCTATTGTTTTTTTGATATTCTGAGGGGTATTTTGTTTTAATAAGTAAAGTAATTCCTCTAAATATGGTTCGAGGGTTTGCGGTGTTTCTTCAATTTCTTGCTCATCGTTTTTTCCCACAATTTATACATCTCCTACTCAACGACAGGTATGACGGTGCAGGTACAATTTGGGTGAAGTGGCGGGCCATTTACAGTATCGTAATCAAAAACCCTAATACCGCCATCCACTCCTGTTAATGTTTGTCCCACCTCAAAATATACAGTTTCTATACCAAGTACCCGGCCTTGCATAGCCTGACAAAACTCACAAGCAGTTGGGTTTGCCAACCATTCCTTTTTTATTACATAACCAGTTTGTCGATAAGCCTCGATAGCAGCGTCGGTTGAGGCTTGCAAGGTTTCTGTTCTTGCTACTCTTTCGGCCCTGAATTTCTTACCGTCTAAATAAACTGATCTTATCTTTTTGGTGGTTTCTGCCAAAGTCTGATCGTTTAAAGCAGCGTCGGTAAGTATTTTCTCCAAAGCCTGTCTTGTTTCGGTATTGAAATTAATACCCATTCTAGCGGCACGGCTTCTTATAGTATCGGAAATCCTTTGCGTTATTTCAAATTTTAGTTCTTCTTCACCTGCCAATAATAATGCAATCGACCCCTGCTCTTTAGCCAACTCAACCAGTATTGGGAATACATCCTCAACCATATCTTTGACTTCTTGGTCTATATCAAAAAGTATCTCGTTGAAGGCTTTAGCCATCATTTTTCTTGGCTTTAACCTACTTAACACTTCACGTTCCTGATTACCAATAAACTTGTCTATCTTTGCTTGAAGCAGTTTAGAAAATTGTTCTTGGGTCTTCATCAAGGTAACCCTAAAATTTTCTTTTACCTCTTTGGCCAATTCTCTTTTGTTTTCCTTTACAATAAGTCTTTTCCTTCTTATTTTTATTACCCCGACAGACTTTTGCTCTTTTATCGGCTCGCCTATTGGTGCGAGGTTAAATGGTTGATAAAGCTGGTCACCATTTGTAATCGGAGTCAAACCCTTTTCGGCCCTGATCTCATTGATTGTTTTCCAAGAATTTAGACTAGCTGTATTTTCAGCAAGGTTGGCTGTTTTATCTTCCGGTACAGGGGAATCATAGATAACGTCTATGTCTGGGTCGCCGTAAGTTTTATCAATGTATGTTTCTATAGCGTCAGCGATTGCATACATTTCAGGGTCAATAACCCTTTTGGCAAAAACATACTCGGCACTCTCGGCGGTGGCCCTGTTTACATCTTCGGTCAAACCGAGAATAGTTTTCGGCACCCTGAACATAGCTAGAATATCGTCACGGCTCATTTCCTTTGCTGCTTTGATAGCAATATTGTTCATACCCTCACCAAGCTGCTCGAACTTGACCTCTGTGTCCCTGACTATGGCAACCTTTCCAGCATTATCTACAGTACCGTACTCACTTCGCCATTTCTCTTTTAATTGGTTAAAGTCCTCCTCATTCATATTGGGAACCGACAAAACACCACTTGGCCTACCACTATTAAAGAGGAAGTTTCTGCCAAATCTCGAAGCGTATTCTTCAGTCTGGATATATAACCCTGCCGCTTGAACAACGCCATAACCTCTTGTCGGATCTTCTGGGTTTGGTAACAAAAGCGGCAGTACTTCGTCTAAGTCTAACGGCACTTTTTCACCGCTTGGCAAATTATAAACATACCCCTTTATATAACCATCCTCACCGTTGATTACCTGAACCAAATCAGGCCTCAACAGATATATTTCTCTTGGCTTTCGGCTTGTCTCACCAACACGGAAATACCAAAAACACTCGCCGGTTAATTTCCTAAAAGCAGTGGTAAGTTGAAACAAAGTAAACTGGCTGCTATATGGATTAGGTTTTCTTAGCAACCTAATAAACGGATGGCCTATTTCTTTAGGATTACCATTTCTGTCGGCCTTTACCACTTTAAGGTTTATTCTGCCGACCTCATCTGAGATAGCCCTAACACAAGTCCAGACATAACCTACGTTTTGAGATAAAAATGTTCTTCTGGTTATTGCTTGTGGGTCGTTCCAAGAGGAGATGATTCCTGCGGTGGGGAAATTGTCACCAAAACTGGCGAACACCTTACCGACTACGGGTAATTTAGAAACGAATTTAGTAAACCTGTTGGGCATTTAGTTTATTATACCAAATATTTTCTTCTACACAAATGCCATGTCGAACTTTTTAGGGCCAATTTGTCGCCAACACATTTCTAAAGAGTCCAATACATCCAACTTATCAGCCTCTGGGTAATCTTGCATTTCGTCCCAAAGCTCGTTATCACCTTTAAATAATATTTGGCCGGTGTTAATAAAAGGCTCCATGCTTTCGATCCGTTCCTCCTTTTTCTTGCTTTGGTTTATCCCGACAAAAGGTATATATTTACCTTCTTGTTTGCTTTTTTCTTCAATTACCTTGAGAAAATACTTTTGGAATTGAACCGCCTCTACTCCAAACCTTTCAAATTTATACGGAAGGTTAAATATTGTCCTGATCGTTTCGTCCGGTGCTATTACTTCGCCTTGACTCCAAACCTCATACGCTTGACCTTTGACGTTTACCCCGATAACCGTAATGCCAACCAAAGAACCT